TACCTTAACTAAATTTATTACTTGACATAGCCCTTAATTTTTGTTATAATATTATAATGGAAAATATAAAAGAATATTTAAGAAAAGCATCAGAAGCCTACTATAAAGGAGAACCTTTTATATCAGATGAAGAGTTTGACGAATTAGCAAGAGTTTCTGGTTATGAAGAAGTAGGCACAACTACAGGTAGAATCCCTCATGCATTCCGCATGTATTCCCTTCAGAAAGTGTTCGAACATGAACATTCAAAGAAAAATCCCCTAAAAAATTATAAAGGAACAGTAACATGGACTCCCAAACTTGACGGTGCGGCAGTCTCTTTGTTGTATGTAAACGGAAAATTACACAGAGCCTTAACAAGAGGTGATGGAAAAACAGGAATAGATATTACTAAAAATATGAAACATCTAGTTCCTAATATTATTAAGGATATTGATACATCTTTTGATAATTTTAGGTGGTGTGAAGGACATAGTGTTAATCCTATGATGCAGATAACAGGGGAAGTAGTAGCTCCTTCAAGAATAAAAAATGCTAGAAATTATGCTGCAGGCGCATTACAGTTAAAAGATTATGGTGAATTTATAATGCGAGAAATAGAATTTATAGCCTACGGTGTAGAGCCTATGCATAGAAAGAGTTACTATAATGAATTAAATCAATTAAAGGAATGTGCAGGTTTTACTACTATCATAGATCAAGAATGGCATGAATACCCAACAGATGGAATGGTATGTCGTATAGATAATCAAAAAGAATTTAAAGAATACGGTTATACTTCTCATCACCCAAGAGGAGCTTATGCTTTAAAAAGAGTGCAGAAAGGAGTTAAAACAACTCTTGTAGATGTAATTTGGAACGTAGGTAAGTCAGGAGTAGTTGCTCCAGTAGGTATTCTAGCTCCTGTAGATATTGATGGCGCTATTGTTAGTAAAGCAACCTTACATAATATAGCTTATATTGAAGCATTAAATTTAGAAATAGGTTGTAAAGTAGAAGTAATACGAAGTGGTGAAATTATACCTAAAATAATTAGAAGGATATATGAGTAAATTAGTATTATACACAGAAGAACAATTAATGAGAGCATATAAAATATATGTATTAGAGTATTGTACCCCCACTATCACCCCAGATATAGAAACTTTTAGAGATATGTTCGAAGAAAGTGAAGAAATACAAAATTTAGCTGACAGAGAATTACATGAAAATTGAAAAAGTAACCCCCGTTAAAACATGGGATTGGTATATTAAATGGATTGCTTCAATAATCTTATTATCAGCTATGGTTATTAGAGGGCTAGGAAATTATCAGTTAGCAGATATGTGCTTATCTTTGGCTGGTTGCTTAGGTTGGGTATTTGTAGGATTTCATTGGGACGATAGAGCCATACTTGTATTAAATAGTATAGCTTCTTTTATTTTATTCACAGGTATTATAAATAATTTGGTAGGAAAAATATGAAAGTTCCCCTAAGTGTAAAAAGAAAAGAAAATGGTGAAGTAGGAGTCTTTGCTGAAGAATCCTTTGGAGTAGGAAAATTAGTATTAAAACTAAAAGGAGACTGGATTTCTGAACCTACTAAACACTCTATACAAATAGGAGAACGTCACTTAGATAGCGCTATAGGTGGTTATCTAAATCATCATTGTAACCCTAATACTAGAGTAGTACTTCAAGTAGAAAGTCTAAATAAAGAAGTACATTATGTACCTCTTTTTACTAGAATACAAGGATCTTTAACAAGTGTAACTATAGCTAATCCTCACCCTGTTTTAATAGCAACTAGAACTATAGGAGCGGGAGAAGAAATTACTTTTGATTATGAAACTACAGAAACTGAATTAGCTGCTCCATTTAAATGTGCTTGCCACGGAAGATGGATAAGAGGCAAAGGGGAATGAGTGGAGTATATAATCAAACTTATTTTAATAATCACCCAAAAGAACAAGATAAAGACGGAGTCCTTTACGGCGTTATCCTAGTAAATAAAAGGACGTATGAAAGGGAGTGTGTAAAAGTAGGAATAGCTTCAGGTAAGGACTGGAGACATATTTTAAAGCGTAGTCGAGGTTTTAAAGGATACGATATTCGTATACAAAGAACTTATCACGATACTCTTTACAATGTGTGGAAACTAGAACAATCACTACATGAAAAATATGAACATGAAAAATTTGTGCCAAAAATTAAGTTTGGAGGTTATACAGAGTGTTTCAAAATTGATTCGCTCATTCTTCAGGACTTCCCGAAAAATAGTTCTTGACATGGCGTTGAAATTTTGGTATAATATATGTAATATATAAAAAATGAGAGAATTAAAGCAGAAAATTTTACCGCCCACAAATTGTCCCTCATGTGACACAATCTTGGAGTGGGAAAATGATCAATTATTTTGTACAAATCTTAACTGTCTCGATAAGAGCAATAAAAAAATTGAGCACTTTGCAAAGACTCTCAGAATTAAGGGTCTCGGACCCAGAACAGTAGAAAAATTAGAGATAGACTCTATCTTTGATTTATACCAGTTGCCTCTTGAAACTACGATAGATGCACTAAATTCCGAGAAATTAGCAGTAAAGCTTTTTAGAGAAATCAAAGCTAGTAAATTAGCTGACTTAGTAGATTTATTACCTGCATTCTCTATAAAATTAATAGGACATACCGCTTCTCAGAAAATTTGCGAACAGGTTGAATCTTTAGACGAATTAAATGAAGAAGTATGTGAAACAGCAGGTTTAGGTCCGAAAGCTCGCGCTAATTTACTAGAATGGTTTTATGAAGAATATACTGATGGATATGATAGACTTCCTTTTAGTTGGAAAACTAAAATAAAAAAGAAAGAAAACATTAAAGGAGTCGTATGTATGTCGGGTAAACTTAAAAGCTACAGCACAAAGGCAGCCGCAAAGAAACTTTTAGAAAAAAAGGGCTATCTAGTTAAAAGTAGTTTAACAAAAGATGTTACCATTTTAGTTAACGAAAGTGGAATAAATTCCGCAAAACAACAAGCAGCCCAAAAAAGGGGCTTATTAATAATAACAAACCTAAAAATATTATTTGGAGAAACCAATGGCATTACCTAAATGGACAGATGAAAGAACCCAACATCTTGTAAACTTTGTTGGGGACGCTACACCTATTACTCAAGCAACTGTTGCTGAAGCAGCAGTAGAGCTAGAAACTTCTACAAGAAGTGTATCTAGCAAATTGAGAAAAATGGGCTATGACGTCGAGTTAGCTTCTTCAGTATCTCATAAAACTTTTACTGATGAACAAGAAGCAACTCTATCACAATTTGTTACAGATAATTCTGGAACATACACTTATGCAGACATCGCAGCATCTTTTGCAGATGGCGCATTTTCTGCTAAGTCAATACAGGGAAAGATCCTTTCAATGGAACTTACTTCCTATGTAAAGCCAGCTGAGAAACCTCAAGCAGTCCGAACTTACTCTCCCGAAGAAGAAGCTATTTTTACCACTATGGTAAATGATGGTGCTTTTGTCGAACAAATCGCAGAAGCACTTGGCAAGACTGTTAACTCAATTAGAGGAAAAGCACTTAGCTTGCTAAGGTCTGGCGATATTAACGCTATACCTAGACAAGAGGTCACAAAAGGCTCAACAAAAGCCGACCCCCTGTCTGAACTTAACGGTGAAATTGGCAGCATGACTGTTGACGAAATCGCTGATGAAATCGGCAAAACCGTACGAGGCGTAAAAACTATGTTGACAAGACGTGGTTTAACTTGCGCAGACTACGATGGTGCTGCTAGAAAGCAAAAAGCTTCTAGTTAAATTTCGTTTAATTGGACAAGGGGTTTTTTCCTCTTGTCCTTTTTTTCTGGAAGAAAGCATTGAATTTAACGTCAGCTTTACTTAAACAGATTATTACACAAAAAGACTTTGATACTTGGGGAAACCTAAGGGAGAACTATTTACCCGCTGAATATCAGACTCTCTACCGTGTAATGACTAAGCACGTCGAAAACTATACTAAGTTACCAACCTTTGAGGACTTAAAACTTGATATAAGAGATAGAAATCTGCAGGAAAAAGTTTTTGCTATTGAAGCTGTTGATATTGATGTTGATGCTTGGATTTTACTTGAATATCTAAAAAACGAGTATACACAAGTAGAAATTCTAGATGAATTAGATAGATTTGTAGAAAAGACAATAGCATTAGCTAAAGCAGAAGAAAATGTGGAAGCGTTGCAACAAATAGTAGTAGATATAGGGGATAGAGTAGATTTAAAACCACCTGAAGAAAGTATGCAATTAATTAGTTTATTTGATTCAGAAAAAGAACTTAAAAAATATGTACCTCTTGGCTTAAATCAAGACTACGACCAGAAATTAAAATTTTCTCCCAGAGATTTGGTTCTTATCGGAGGACGTAGAGGATCAGGAAAAACTTTTACTTGTGTAAATATTGCAAACAATCTTTATGAACAAGGTAGAGGTTCTGTATATTTTACAATAGAAATGGATAGTCGTTCCATACTACAAAGAATGTGTTCTTTAGGAACAGGAGTTCCAGTATCTAAATTAATTACTAGAAATCTCCAAGAACCTGAATGGGACTTAGTAGTAAAATGGTGGGCAAATCGCTTTGAAGATGGATTAGAATTATTACCTGAGTATTATGAGAGTAAAGACTTTGATAATTTTCATAGCAAACTCACTAAAAGTAAAAAACTTACAAAAGATAAACAACTAGATGTAGTATATGATCCAATATTAAGTCTATCTAAAATTCGTAAAGAATTAGATAGTAAATTAAGTCAAACTGATATAGGTGTTATTATAGTAGATTATATAAACTTAGTTAGACATCATAATGCTCCAAATAAGGGTGGTCAATATGACTGGACAGAACAGATAGAAGTAAGTAAAGCTCTAAAAAGTATAGCCCAAGAATATGAAGTACCTGTATTCTCCCCTTATCAAACAGATAATACAGGAGAAGCAAGATTTGCAAAAGGTATTCTAGATGCAGCAGACGCAGCTTTTACATTAGAAACATGGGAGCAAGCAGATGCTTGTATCACATTTACTTGTACAAAAATGCGTAGTGCAAAAATGGAAGGTTTTACAAGTACAATGGATTGGGATACTCTAAAGATCGGACCTCAATCTTGTTTAAGTCCTAAAGAAAGATCAGATGTTAAAGGTAGTTTAAAAACTGGAGAAACTGTACACGAGGTTATAAATTAATGGCTATAAAGAAAAAAGCACACGAAAAACTAGATAGTACAAATATCCAAAGAGTTATAGATGAGTTAGAAACTGAAAACCCTATAACTAAAAAAGAAGCATGTGAGATGTTGAATATAAGTTATAATACTACAAGACTTGGAAAAATTATAACTAATCACAAAGAAGAACAAGATTATAGAAAATCAAGAATGAATAAAAATAGAGGCAAACCAGCTTCTAAAGAAGAAATTCAAGAGATGATTATTCAATATTTAGTAGGGACTCCAGTAACTCACATTGCTCAACAATTATATCGTTCACCTTCTTTTATTAAAGGAAATATAGATAGGATAGGTGTTCCTACAAGAGTGGTGGAAGGAGAAACTTTTATACCACCAGATGAGTGTGTAAAAGAAGAGTTT